GACCTTGTGGTTACTAGCGTCAATCCTTCTTCTGCTCCTGATAACGTGGTCTGGTGTTCAGATCCAGCAAATGTTATAAAGGATGCACCAACTGTAGGGCTCCCGGGAGACTACTTCTACAGTCCAATGAAGCTACAGGGAGAATGGGGTCCATATGACGAAACAATATGCAGTGTAGACCCTTCTGGAAGGGGCTCAGACGAGACCGCAGCAGCCTTCTTAAGCCAACGCCATGGCTTTCTATACCTTCATGAAATGAGAGCGTATAGAGACGGTTACAGCGACAATACACTACTAGACATACTCAGAGGGTGTGGTAAATATAACGTAACTAAACTTGTAATAGAGACAAACTTTGGAGATGGAATGGTCAGTGAACTATTTAAGAAACATATTCAACAGAGGCAACAGCATATCGATATCGAGGAGATACGTGCCAATCTTCGGAAGGAAGACAGAATCATTGACGCTCTTGAACCTGTCCTTAACCAGCATCGTCTTGTTGTTGATCGTGGGGTTATCGACTGGGATTATAGGTCGAACAAAGACAGTGCACCTGAAAGTCGGCTCCTCTATATGCTCTTTTACCAGATGAGTCGGATGTGTCGTGAGAAAGGTGCTGTAAAACATGACGATAGGTTGGATTGCCTTGCACAAGGTGTAAAGTATTTCACTGATGCGTTGTCTATTAGTGCTCATGATGCGATAAAACTCAGAAAAAGAGAAGAATGGGAGTCAGTATTGGAAGATTTCCTTACTTGCCCTGAGAGATCCGCTAATCACCTTGTATTAGGCATGAATAAGGAGCAAAGAGAGCAAGCAATGGGTCTAGAGGGTAATTCTAACGTAAAAACGTGGATATAAACCGATCCCTCACGTATACAGGGGACGAGAAGGGTGGACTCGACCCCAAGAGGGAGACTAACATCTCCCTCAACCTATTACTGGTTATCATATGAGTTGATAACTCTTAATATACTACCACTAACTCCTAAAAATGAAATATATACAGAAATATATGGCTGCACTGAAGTTAAACAGATGGCCGATGGTAGATTACGTAAAACAAGCAGAAGAAGAGCAGCAAAACCGTATAAACAAGCTCTATCCGAAAAAATAACATAAATTTGAGAAGCCTATTAGCGACATCCCCGGGACGCACAGCCCCCCAGCGGGTCAGATTAATACAAATTTAACAAAGTTACCCAGCGACACATGGTAATAATTTGTAATACTGTGTCATTGTGTTGTG